ATCTGACGCTTCTTAATAGGAGGCTATAATGGCGGGAACAAGATCTGACGTAAAAACCTTTAATGTAAACCAAGGAGATGCAGCTGCTATCGTAGGACCTGCAAGGTCAAGGATAAGACAGATAGTAGTTTTTGGAAACGCAGCAGGTGCTCTTACCATAACAGATGGTAATGGTGGAGCTACATTAATAACACAAAGTTTTCCAACTGGGTTACATACTCTTAATATTCCAGATAATGGTATATTAGCAGAGAGTGGTGCATATCTATCTGCTTTTACTGGTAGTGGTAACAAACTCACTATATTTTTATCGTAATGGCTAGAACAAGAGACAAGCAACCTCCTAAGACCAAGAAGTATTTCCGTTCCACTAAATCTGGAGCAGGAATGACAAAGGCTGGGGTTGCTCGTTATCGAAGAGAAAATCCAGGCAGTAAATTAAAAACTGCTGTTACTGGTAAAGTTAAAGCTGGGAGTAAAGCTGCAAATAGAAGAAAATCATATTGTGCCAGAAGTGCAGGTCAGATGAAAAAGTTTCCTAAAGCAGCTAAGAATCCCAATAGTAGATTAAGGCAAGCAAGAAGAAGATGGAAATGTTAAACATAAAAGGGATACTTACAGGTGTTATTGTGACTTCAGCGACTGGAGCAATGGCATGGATATGCTTAACATTGATTAATGTAGATAAAAGAACTGCAATTACTGAAATAAAAGTCAAAGAAAACAACAAAATGATAACAGTATTGTGGGCAGATTTTATGAAAAGGAAAGGTGAGGATGGCAATCTCGCGGGGATCGATGTCAAAACAGATCACAAAGTCTCCTGGAAAACGCTCCTCAAAGTGGAGTAGTGCTAGGAAGAGGCGGATCGATTGTAAACGACCTAAAGGGTTTTCTGAAAGAGCACATTGTGCCTCTAAAAAAAGGAGAGGTCGTAAGGGGTGAACCAGTTAAAGTATGTCACAAATGTAAGAAAAAAGAGTTTTTTTGCACTTGTTGGAAATTAAAGAAAGGAAGATACTATGCCTAAAGACGCATGTTACCATAAAGTAAAATCTAGATATAAGGTTTTTCCATCAGCGTATGCCTCAGGTGCCATCGCAAAATGTAGAAAAGTCGGTGCCGCTAACTATGGCACTGGTGGTAAAAAGAAGAAAAAAGCAGATGGTGGTCTCATGGCTGCTATTAAAAAAGTAGATAGTATGAAAGCCAAAGAGGGTAAGGTTGTTAGAATGACTAAACGAAAGTCAAACAATCCTAACATAGCTAGAGGATGTGGTGTGATAATGTCTAACAGAAGAAAGAAAACAAAGTACGCATAATGGCAGTTCGAAAGACAAAAAAAGGTCTAGCACTTAAACGATGGTTTAAAGAAGACTGGAAAGATGTCAAAACTGGTAAACCATGTGGTCGTCAAAAAGGTGAAAAACGTAGCACTCCTTATTGTAGACCAAGTAAAAGAATTAGCTCTAAAACTCCAAAGACTACTAAGGAGATGACAGCAAAAGAAAAAAGAAGTAGAATAAATCAAAAGAATCGATTAGGACAACCTGCGGGTAAACCAAGAAGAGTGAAATCATTAAGAAGAAAAAGGAGTAAATAATGCCAAACAAAATGAAAAACTCAAAAGTTAAAGACCCTTTTAAGGGCGTAAAGAAAAAACCAGTCTCACCTTCAAAACAAATTAGAACACCATCTCATGGTGGTAAAAAAATGATGGGTGGTGGAACTATGAGAAAACCAGTGATGGCTAAAGGAGGTAAAAGTTTAAAAATAGCACCTATTAAGCCAAAAAAAGGCACTGGTAAAGCAGGCACTGGTAAAAAAGGTATATCTTTAAAAGGAACTACTGGTATTAAAAAGTTAAGAAGAGGTGGTAAAGCCTAATGGCAACTTCAAACTCAAGAGATTTTGATTTAGATGTAGGAGAGCTTATCGAAGAAGCCTACGAGAGATGTGGCTTAGAGATGAGAACTGGCTATGATGCTAAAACAGCTAGACGTTCTTTAAACCTTATGTTTGCTGATTGGGCAAATAGAGGTCTTAACTTGTGGACTGTAACACAAGAGACAAAGGCGGTAACATCTGGTACGGCTACATATACATTAGATAGTGAGTTTGTAGATTTATTAGAAGTCGTTTTAAGAAATAGTAGTAGCGTTGATTTTACTTTAACACAAATGAGCCGTGGTGAGTATTTAAGAATACCAAACAAAGGCAATACTGGACAACCAAGTCAGTATTTTTTTGATAGACAAACTACTCCCACGATCACATTATGGTCTACACCAGACACTTCTTACACTCTTGTTTATTATTATGTAAGAAGAATACAAGATGCAGACGCTTTGGTTAATACAACTGATGCACCTTTTAGATTCTTACCGTGTATGGCAGCTGGACTTGCCTATTACATATCCATTAAAAAAGCACCAGATAGAATACAAATACTAAAAAGCATATATGAAGAAGAGTTTCAAAGAGCTGCAGCAGAAGATGCTAATAGCACACCACTTAAACTAACACCGAATATATCATACTTGAGGTACTAATGGCTAGGTACGCAAGTGGCAAAAAGGCATACGGATACTCAGATCGGTCTGGTTTTCGTTATCGTTTGCGTGAAATGAGAAAAGAGTGGAATGGTCTAAAGGTAGGCCCAGACGAGTATGAACCTAAACATCCACAATTAGAGCCTAATTATCCAGGCCCAGATCCAACAGCATTGTATGAGCCAAGACCAGATTCAAGAACAGAAGTAACAGTAGAAAACATCCTTGGTTTAAATCCTTTTCTATCTGGTAGTTCTGGCAGTGCTGTTATAACAGTTATAGAACCATCACATGGTAGATCAACAAGTGATACAGTTCGATTTAGAGATGCTATAGGTTTTGATGGATTTACTGCTACTGTTATAAATAATTCATCTGGTTATTCTATCACAAAAGTTACTGATGATACTTATACATTTACTGCGAGTAGTGGAACTGCTACAATAGGAAATACAAAGGGTGGTGGAGGTTCTGCTACTGCTGGGCCTGTAACATTGGGGACATAAATGAGTTTTACAAAAGCAACATTGACGACAGCAATACAAGACTACACAGACAACAGTGAGACCACATTTGTAAATAATATTCCTAATTTTGTAAAAGCAGCAGAAGAAAAAATACTAAAAAGTGTGGACTTTGATTATTTTAGAAAAAATGCAACAAGTACATTAACGTCTTCTGATCAATTTTTAACAGTGCCTAATGATTATCTGGCATCGTTTTCTTTACAAATTACAACAGCTGGATCAGAAAGTTTTCTTTTACAAAAAGATGTGAATTTTTTAAGAGAGTATACACCAGCAGCTTCAACAACTGGACTACCTAAATATTATGCTAGATTTGATGAAAACAATTTTATATTAGCACCCACACCAAATAGTGCATATACAATCGAATTACATTATTTTTACAGACCTGCTAGTTTGACCGCAGGTGCAGATGGTGGTACAACTTGGTTAAGCACAAATGCACCTTTCGCCTTGCTTTATGGTTCTCTTGTAGAGGCATATAGTTTTATGAAAGGTGAGCCAGATGTGCTACAAAATTACAACGGATTATATTCACAGTATCTTGAGAGACTAAAAGACTTAGGTGAAGCAAGAGAAAACACAGATGGTTATAGAGTTGGTCTACCATCAAGACCGAGAACATAGGAGTAAAAGATGGCAACAGCAAATGCAGCAACCAATTATCTAGAAAGAAGATTACTACATTTTTTATTTAAAAATAATTCTCTTTCTTTTAGCTCACCTGGAGACAGTATATATGTAGGTCTTGCAACAGCCGTAAGTGCAGCAGAAACTGGAACAGTTACAGAAGCAACATTTACAAACTATGCAAGACAACAAGTTACAGCATCAAACTGGACTTTAGTTGGATCAGATTCAACCGATCAACAAACTGCAACAAATGCAGCTAATATAGAGTTTCCAGCTTCTGGTGGTACAAACAATACAATTACACACATTATAATTGCAGATGCAGCAAGTAGTGGAAATATATTATTTGTAGGAGCATTAGATGTGCAAAAGGTAATTGAATCTGGTGATATATTTAGAATTAACGCAGGAAACCTTACAATAGAGTTGAAGTAATGGCATTAGTAATATCAGATAGAATTAAGGAAACTACAAATACAGTAGGCACTCAAACCTTTCAATTAGAGGGTGCAGTTACTGGGTTTGAAACTTTTGCTACTAATCTATCTGATGGTGATACAACTTATTATGCAGTTACAGACAACACTAATTTTGAAGTTGGTTTAGGCACAATTAATGAGGGAGCTTCTCAAACTATAAACTACACAGTTACAGTTGTTAGTGATGGTGGTAATAAGTTTGCTTTGAATGGTGTTACTAATCCAGTTATTACGTTTGTAAAAGGGTTTACTTATGTGTTTGATGTTAGTGACAGCAGTAATGGATCACATCCGTTGAGGTTTAGAACATCTGCTGATGCTTCTTATACAGATGGCGTTTCAGTAAGTGGCACACAAGGACAAGCTAATGCTACAGTTACAATAGTTGTAGCGAGTGACGCACCATCTACATTAAAATATTATTGTACATCTCATGGTAATGCTATGGGTAATACAATCAATGTTATTTCTGCTGTAGCCACACTAGCAAGAACAACCATCTTAGCCAGTTCAAATAGTAACAATGCTGTTAGTTTTGGGTCTGGAACTAAGACTATATTTTGCACACTTCCTGCTGGTAAAGCAGTGTTTCTTGATGGTAGTGGTGATCTTACATTAGTTGGTGCAGATTATAATGCTCAATGGGATAAAGCTAATAGCTTATTAGAATTTAAAGATAATGCAAAAGCAACTTTTGGTAATGATAGTGATTTAAGAATATTACATGATGGAAGTAATTCTTTTATTACAGAAGCTGGAACAGGAGCTTTATTTATTGGTGGTAATGCTTTAGTTCAAATACATAAAGCTGG